TACAAATTATAAGGATAACTGAAGTACTGTTAACAATTCAAAAAGGTGGAGTTTTAATAGGTAGTGCCTTTTTCAAGTTGATCCGGCTGAAAGAAACGATGCCGAACACCTTTCAAGGACGAATGTTTAGAGGAGGCGTAATTATGAAGTTCAGACGCCACAACAGAAAATTTCTTGAAGATTGGAATGCCAGGATGACAAGAGATATCACAACGCCTTTAGTGGACAAAGTAGTGGTAGCAATCTTAAAGCGTTCTGGCGAAGAGGATTTGCCTTATGTACCACGTAACCTCTACCAATTGGACGCGCTTTATAAAATGCTGGAAAGCTATGAGCCGAAGGAATCGCCTTATGTTGATTTAGGAGATGTAAGGGTGCGCAAAGGCTTAGATTTTGCTTACAAACATTTCGCAAAACCAGTCGGGGTACCAACCCTTTCAGCACATCATTTGGAGTGTGACTTGAGTGAGTTATTTATAGCTCTAGATATTAAAGGAAACACTTCTGCAGGAATTACCGACTATGGTAAGACCAAAGCTGAATCGTGGCCCGTAGGGGTACGTAAAGCTAAAGAAACATTGCTGAAAACCCGCAAACCAGAACCGTGTCTGGCTGGCACTCGTACGCAAGCAGGTAAGTTAGGAAGGTTAGTATGGATGTATCCATTATCAATGACTATCATTGAGGCTCTTGTAGCTCGACCACTTATTGAAATGCAGAAGAGGGGAACAACGCCAATGGCTTTTGCTCAAAGATCAACTGTTCTCGGAGCAGAGATTAGAAAGGCACAAGCGTTTAACGGCTACTATTCTAGCTTGGACTCATCGCAATTTGACGCCACAATTGGGAAAGTCGTGATCCAGGCTGCGTTTAACGCATTCAGAACATGGTTCAACTTGGAAGACGAGGTTCTGGAAGGAATCACGGTGGGAGACGTTTTCGACGTTATCGAAAATTACTTTATCTATACGGATATAGTGATGCCCCATCCTGATGGTCCACGTTTATGTTCAGGAAAGCGTCATGGTGTTCCTAGTGGTAGTTACTTTACACAGATGGTTGATTCATTTATGTCAACTTGTTTAATAGGGACGCTTGATTACACGTATAAATTGCACGTGCAAGGTGACGAATTCTGGGTCCTCGGAGACGATATGTTATTCTTCACGCGCCAAAAACCAGATATTGGTAGATGGTCAAAGCTGCTGTCAAACCTTTACGGCATGAAAGTTAACGCTAAGAAGTCGACACATGGCGAGGCATGTGAAGTGATTCACTTTCTTGGTAGAGACTGGTATAATGGAATACCATTCCGTGAATGGAATGACGTCTTGGAGAGAGCTATATCTCCAGAGAGATACCGAAATTACGGTAGCGACCTTGGTAAGGGAGCCGCACTGGTACTCGCTAGTTATGGGAGCACCGCCTTGTACCGTAATAAACCGAACTCTTTCGATCCATGGTTCGGATTAGTCGGTTCACGCTTTGTGACAGAACATGCGAGTGGTCTAACGCAGTTCTATCTACGTGAGGGGGTTCTAACGAACCTTGTGACGCAAAGTCTTTATTAGACTTTTGGTGAGCTTAGCAC